TCCGACCCCAAGGCGCTCGCATTCCCCCGTGGGTACCCTCCTCGCTCTAGCCCGGACTCGCGCTGGAAATAACGAGGGTGCCCGTCTGCTGCGTCAGCGCTCAGCATGTAGACATGGTATCACACTAGCGCACAGTGTCAAGCGTTATCTGCACCATGGTGATAACGAGCTTTATGTCAAGTGGTAGCAGCGTAGCGCCTAGCATGGATTGCGAGCTAGATCAATGGGTTACGTGCGTTAGCAGCGCAGAGCACTGTCGCACCCTTGGTATGGCACAGAGTATCAGTGCGGTTCGCTATCGCTCACACGCACGGCAGCGCTATCTGTCTCTTTTCGATTGGGATACATGCAGGGATAGGATTGAGTATCACTAGGGATACCTGGGTGCATCTCTTGTGATCTACTGGTGTAGCACTGGTGATGTACTAGGTAGCATGTCTTGCTCGCGTGCATCTGCTACGTTCCTCGCATCGCCGCTAGCGCTTTGCCTTGGGTTATACCAAGTAATGGCACTCTAAATAACTCGTTGATTCTATTGTGTTATTTCAGCGCATGTAACCTAGCTCTATGTATGGTGCATCTCTAGGGTTGTGACATAGTGAAATAACGCTTGCATTCTCTAGCAGCTAGCGTATAGTTCGTATCCATGCACTACGCAACACGGTGCTAGCAGCAAGCGGTTAGGGTCACAAGCGGATGTCTCGCGAATGACTACAGCGCACTAGGGAAGCAGTCTGAAAGAGTATCGCCCTGTAGTGTTGCCGATGCTACCTAACCCGCTACTGCAAATAACGCTTGACAGTCTCTACGGTTCGTGTATGATGCGAATCATGCAGTAAGCAGCAAGGTAGCAAGCGGTAGCGATACTGCTAGCTAGCGCAAGTTGGAAAATGAGGCCTAGGTCTCTAAGTACATGGCGCGATGCTAGTAAGTCACTAAGCAGCAAATACCGCTTGACACTAGCTGCAAACTGTGTAGAATGTGAAGCATGCAGTAAGCAGTCTGGTAGAACAGCAACAAGATGACCGGAAGCGCGGGACGGCAGAAGCCTAGGCGCTTCATGTGTCAAGCAGCACGGCAGCAACACGGATAGCAACGTGTCCGGGTAGTAGTCACGAAAAGACGCTCAACGTATCGAGCGGGGAAGTAGTGGCGAAATACGGAGCCATTGCAAGGCGGAGTGGCATTGATACCTGAGAAGCAATCCCGCTATCAGGAGTAAGCCCAGCCGCACTAAGCCGCTTCATTAGCGGACGAAGGGAAGCTACCGTAGGAAGGCGCTACGGAACAATGGGCCAGCGTAAAAAGACAGCCCTAGAGCTAGCAAGACTCGACCGACAGTTAGGACTGTGGCGTGCGAGAGTAGGGACGGGTAACGAGCGATACGCAGCAATGCGGGTAGCGGATGATACGACCTGAAACCGGCGACAACGGATGACACAAGGTGATGGGATAGATGCCCTGTTAAAGCGAGCAAGTGCTAGGAAGACTGTCCCTGACACTCAACGATGCTGTTGACTGATTCAGGGCGTCAATGTAGGCGCATTCGAATCGAGTGCTCCGACTTTGACTAACCCGCTCACCCTCAAGGAGCAAATCATGGCTAAGGCGCAAGCTGTTGCACAACCCGAAGTGAAACGCATGGCCCTGATCTCTGGTGCTGCACCGCTTACCAAGCTGATCGTCTCGATTGGCAAGCGCGCTGCCAAGCTCGATCAGGAAATCCACCTCGCCGCCGTCAGTGTGATCGTACACACGGCAAAGCACAACGACCCGGACATCTCGACCAAGCTGGTCGATGCGATGGGCAAGACGATGCGCAAGCAAGCTCTCATCCAGTGGATGCTGGCTTACGGCGCGTTCAAGCTGGACGAGAAAGGCGCGCTGGTGTACGACGTGAAGCGCAAGGAAGCTGTCTTGGCAGACGAGAACATCGCCGCTGCCGAGGCTGAACCGTTCTGGGACTACACTCCGGAACCGAAGTATGTCCAGTTCGATCTGGCGAAGGCACTCGCGGCCCTGATGAAGAAGGCCGAGAAAGCGCTCTCCTCGCCCGAGCAAGACGCGGCCCTCGTCTCACCCGAGAAGCTGGCGGCACTCCGTGCGATGGTCGAACCGGCCCAAGAGTAATCGAGGGCGCAGTGCGGGAGATGTAGGTAATGAGAGGCGGGCACGCTACGGCGTGACCTGCCCGGCAGGCCATAAGATGTTAGACGAGGAAGTATCACGCAAGGTCCAACCCTATTCCAATACAAGGAAACCAGCATGAATCTCCACCAAGCGATCTACACTGAAGTCGAACCGGCAACGAACCAACACGGCACGCAAGTCGTGGCGCGTTTGGGCCACATGGTCGTGACCGTTCCCTATCCGTACGAGTTCACGGAGTGGGAGGACATCCACGGCGCAGCAGTTCTCGCTCTGCTCCAGCGCAAGGCGAAGGTCAACCCTGATACCACGAAGTATGCCTACATCCCTGCGCTGTTCGGCGCTGGCATGGTGTGGGTGTGCAACGAAACCATCGGCCGGGAGTTCACGGTATGAAGTGGATAGCAGGCACGAATCAACCGGGCTACATGCCCGATGACATGCCCGCTGAGTTCGAGTCGCAAGACGAGGCGAAGCGGTACATCATAGGTCAGATGAAGTATGACGAGGAGAACGCCGCGTCTGAGGAAGTGGCGGAACATCTCGCATCGCTTGCCGAGGACGCGAACCTCGAATCGGGCGAGTTCTCTTACCTGTTCAACCATCGCGTTTATTGGGTCACACAGGACACATGATTTCAGGTCTTTACTTTAACGCCATGCCGGAGCACAAGAAGCCGAGGCGTGCGCAATCCGAGGCATCCCGCAACCGTGGCATCAAAGGCAGCATGCGTGACACGAGCGGGGTGTACGCTAAGGCGGAAGAAGCCGCGCACTACTTCAAGCGCAAGGTGTTGCCCAAGATCGAGGCGGCACGTAAGCGTGGTGAGGTGGTGCGTTTTGTCAATGGCCGCTGGTTCATCAACGGCAAGCAATTGGAGGCGTGACATGTACGCACTCGTCATGGTGGTGCTGTTCGCCACCAACACTGGCATGCCTGTTGGCATGGATCGCATGACGATCATCAAGGACTTCGGCAACGATGAGGCAGACTGCCGCATGACTGCTGTCGAGGCGAATGAGCATCAAGGTAAGTCGTGGACGGCAGTTCACAAGGCCGCTGCACGTGAGCAGCGCATCCTCACATTCTCATGCCAAAAGGTGGCGTAAATGATCGTCGCAATCTTCGCTGGACTCCTCGCTATTGCCGAGGCGTTGTGCCGTCTGTCGGATCGCAAGCATTCGTCGTGGCAAGCTGTCGTGCTGTGGGAAGGTGACTACTACACCCACACTGGCAAGACCCGCGAGGAGGCATTGGAATGGATGGCGTGCTACCCGAAGGGAAGCTCGGCTGTCGTCGTGTCCGTTTTCCGTGGCAACTCAACCGTGCAAGGAGCACGCTATGCCTAAGACTGTACTCGGCACATTCACGAGCCGAAAGATTGAGCAGGAGATGGTGGACGCAGTGTGGTACATGCGTGACTGGAAAGGCGACAACACCGAGGTCGTCAAGGTCGAGGACATGCACGGCGTTCGCATGAATGTGCTGCTGCATGGCAACCACATCGCAACGTGGTGGCCGCGCACCAACACCCATACCTGCGGCAAGCTCGAAGTCAACGAGGTGACGCTGCGCATCTGGCCGAGCAACACGACCATCAGCAGGCTGCGTGCGCTGGGCGCTGACATCCGCGTTGATCGTGGCACTGTGCTGCTCGACAACATAGGCGTGGCAGAACGTTGATCCTCACACCCTTCCTCATACTGACGGGCGTCCTGCTCGTCAGCACCAAGCATCCCCTCCTCAACATCGCCGGATGGCTCTGCATCCCGGCGCTGGTCCTACTCGCAATTTAATTCAGGAGCAACAACCATGCAAGGTTCTTCCGCTATCCTGCGGACGCCGAAGGCTACCCGCGTCCGTAACGATCAGTTCGACATCAAGCAAGAGCGTCGTCGCAACGAGCGCAGCCGTCAGGAAGTGCGCGCTTCCCATCGTCAGGCCAAACAACGCGGAGAGTAATCATGTTGCGTCTCATGCTCAACGTAGGCAAGAACACGAGCGATCGGTTCGGCATCCCCACGCATCATCTGGCGGACACCCGCATTCGTGCCGTGTTGCAATCCGTTGGCTTCACCGTGCGTCAGTACGCCGTGAAGATGAGCAACACCGAGGAGACGGCCATCGTCCTCGTTCAAGACGACATGCCGCTGCATCGAGTCAGCGTGCGTGACCGCATCGTGGCGTGCTGCTTCGACCTGAAGCAAGACTGCATCGCCGTGGTTCCGCTTGTGCATGGCACGAGCATGGTGAACTACGACATGGGCCAACTCATCGGGCCGTATGCCGAGGCGTGGGGTGGCTTCGATCAAACGTTCTTTCTGGAGGCAGCATGAGCGGACATGCAGGTAAAGGTGGTTTGCAAAAGCACAGCATCGGTGAGTCCTACCCGTTCGCTGTTGTCGGCACGATGCACCGGCGCATTGGCGAGCCGGTGGATAAGACGCGCTACTACATCGTCAACCTCGTGACCGGCGCGAAGCTCTACTTCGTGGGCCAAGACGACGAACCCCGCACGTTCGTCGGGAGTCAGGCGGCGCATGAGTATGCACAAGCACTCGCCAATGGCGAATCCAACCTATCGATTAAGGAGATCACGCAATGAAGATCAAGGCAACGATCCAACTGACCGGCAACAACAAGGTGGCGCAGATCAAGGCGATCCGCGAGGCCACCGCGCTCGGCCTGAAGGACGCGAAAGACCTCGTGGATCACATACACAACCGTCTCAGCAGGTCGGCACCACTGATCCTCACGCCGCATCAGTACGGCGTGCTCGTCGCCTTGTGGAACACTGCCGAGGAGTCGAGCTTCTACCTCGTGGATGTCGAAATCCTCAAGCACGACTTCTCGCTCGACTTGACGGAAGGCAAGCTGCCGTCGCAAGTCGCCGCCTAACCCACTCGCAATTTCAAATCGCATCTGCCACTAAGGAGGCCACACAATGTACGGTATTCAAGCAATCAACAACATCAACGCCGCTCACGCCGAGCGCAACACGCAGCAGGACCGCTACCAAGCCCAATGGAAGGGCGAGGGCTGGACGGTGTTCGACAGCCACACGAACGGCTGGGGCGCGAGCTACGCCACGGCCAAGGACTGCCAACAGGCATGCGACGCCCTCAACGCATAAAGCGCGGCCCGTTCCGCGATCTCAAACCGTGGCAGCTTTGGCTGCTCTCGCTTCTCATCTTCCGATAGGAGACTCTACGATGTCCAAACGACTCAAGGCGACCGCCCGCCTCACCAGCATCGGCGCAGCAGTCAGCGCACTGTTCGTCAAGCTCGGCAACGCATTCCACAATGCCACGCTCGAACTCCACGACAAGGCGTTCACGTCGAAGCGCAAGGCACTGGCGCAGAAGGAACTCGCCCTCATCAAGGGCAAGGCCGACACGCTGGAGCGACACTTCACGAACGTCTCCGCGATCAGCGAACGCTTCCAAGCTGCCGTCACGTTGGCGCAGCAGGAGTACGACTACGAGTTGGAGCGCCTGAACCAAGGCACGAACCTCGCCTGTCGCAAGCTGAACGGCGAACTCTCCGTCGTCCGCGAGGAGATCGACCACTACCGCGCCGAGCATACGGCATTCCGCGCTTAACGGCATCGTCACGTCTATACACTGGAGGATCACACATGTTCAAGCAGTTCCCGTCCCGCCTCGCCGCCGCACTCGTATTCGCATCCGACGAGGCCAAGCAGAAGATCGCTGATGGCATCCAGTACGCCATCTCGCAAGGCGCAGCCGTACAGACCGAGGTCGATACACCGGCCCCACTCGCAACTTTCCGCAAGCCTCGTCAGCGCAGCATCCGCAAGGGCACGCAAGCTCGCTTCCATGCGAAGCGTGGTGCGGCTCACTACCCCAGCGTGAACCACTCGGACGCCAATAACAAGGCATTCCAGTTCCTCAGCAACACGCTCTTGTTGCGTCTCGTCAGCCCGCATCTGTCCGCTGTGTATCCGAAGGTCGAGGTGACGGCGTGAAAACCTTCTCCATCGACATCAGCATTAAGGGCAAGGTCACGGTGCCCGAGACGATCATCCGCGACCTGCGCATTCAGGCCACGGACGGCCCCGAGAATGGCGGCGACCGGTTCCTGCATGAACTCAGCAAGCAGACCCAAGGCGACGACGATGCGTTCGTCCAAGCTGCGCTCCGCAATGCCCTGCGCAACATCGTCCGCAACGGCGTCATCAACGACATCGGCGGCATGGGTGTGGGCGTCAAGGCAGCGCCCGCCACGGTCACGGTGAGCGTACCCGAGCGCATCGTCACGAAGGTCAAGGCCCGCGAGCAAGTCGCCGTCGAACGCCTCGATGTGCGCAGCTACGGCGAGGAAGGCTCGCTCGAACAGGCCGACGCATGAAGTACGCGAAGCTGCTGCGCGCCCTGTGGCTTCCGCTAGTCCTACAGGGCGCACTCACCATCATCTTTCTCATCAACTTCTGGAGGTAATCACATGCCCGTCATCAACCCGTCCGCTGCTCCCGCTGTCGTCGCTCCCGCTGTCGCCCTGCCGAATACCGGTGTGAACCCGAACAGCGCCGCCATCCTCGCCGCCCCGAACACCGCTGCCGCTGTCGTCGCAGCACAGGCCGCTCTCGCCGTTCCGCTGCCCGAGGACGTGCAACCGGCAGTCGAGGTCGCAGCAGCCGCTCCTGCGCCCGCCTCGCAAGCCGTGGAGGTATCGCCGGGGGAAGCCCAAGGCGGTGCTTCTGGTGCGACCACTTCGGATGCGACCGCCACCGCCCCGGCATCGACCCCGACTGGTGGTGAGCCGGTGGGCGAACTGACCCCGAGCCAGAAGGTCGCCGCCAAGATCGCAGCGAAGCGCGCTTCGGTGGCGAAGCTGCTGGCCGAGATCGAGAAGCTGGAAGGCCAGTTCCGCGCTGCCGATCTGCTCGACAGCGTGAAGGCAGGCAGCATCATCGTGGCCCGCGTCGGTCGTGCTGAAACGAGCCGCGAGGTGACGGCCACGGTCATCGGCGTGCAGACGCTCGAATCGGGCGACCGCCGCCTGAAGATTTACTTCGGGGAAGGCTTCGACGCGGAGACGGTTGTCATTCAGGACAGCCAGATCGTGGACGTGCAGCAGGCGTAAGTCTGTAGCGTGCAGCCCGCAAGGGCTGTGCAGTGCAGATTTTAGGAGATCAACATGGCTCGACTGAGGAACGAAGAATGGCTACATCTAGCGAAGGGAACGCCCGTTGGAAGTCAGCGCAGGGTGAGGCACGGCAGCGAGCGCACCGAGGCGCTGACGGTGGGCAACAGAGACGACCGGTGGTGGGCGTACTGCCAGCGGTGCAAGACGGGTGCTGTCGAGATGAAAACGCATGTGCTGCTTACCGGCAAGCCGCCTCCGAAGTCCTGCGACTTGGCCTTGCCTACGGACTCGCTCCCTATCTCGCACCTTCCTTCGTGGAGGCAGTCTGCGGTAGCTGCGTTCTTAGCAAGCAAGCAGATGGACCTCGCGTACTTCCCACCCCGCACTGTCACCTTCAGCGAGGAGCGGCAACGCCTGATGCTGCACATCGCGAATGGCTGGATGGGCAGGGATACATCAGGACTCTCGCCGCAAAAGTGGCTGACGTTCAATCGGCAGCACTACGAGATGCTGACCGATCACTTCGTCAGCACGAATGTCCTGCTTGTCGAAGATTGTTTCTCTCTACTGAAGGTTGCGTATGCCTGCCCTGCCGTAACGGTGATCTGCACGCTCGGCACGGCGATACACGACAGCCTGATGCTGCGTCTGATGCGAGAAGCAAAGTGCGTGGTGTCCTTCTACGATGGGGACGCCGCAGGCTGGAGTGGCTGCACCATCAACGCTAGGCGTCTGCGTGCTGTGAACATCGCAGGCCCCGGCAACTGCTTCCAGCAGTGTGCGCCGAAAGACCTCGACCCCAAGGACATGACCATCGCTGACATCCAGCGGCATGTGGAGGGCCTACTCACAACTTCATAGGAGCATCCTCTGTGAGCGACAATTTGATCCTGCACGCTCTGCGCGACCGCAGGCGTTTCAACACCCTGCGTGCAGCGGTGCCGGATGACATGCTCAGCCCGGATACCACGAACATGCTGGCGTGGTTCAATCTTTACTTCCACACATACCCCGAGGCCGAGCGCATCGACGTGCCGGAACTGCAAGCTCTCATAAAGCTGCGTGCCGACCCGAACGCTGGTCCGGAAGCTATCGGGGTTGTCCAGCACCTTGCTGGCGAACTGCTGCACGAGCCGCCCCTCGACGCTATTGCGGGCATCTCGAACACACTGCGTGAGCGTGACCTGTCGGGTCGTGCTGGCGCGTTGATCGCCGCGTATCAACGCGGTGAGGAGGTGGACCTCGCGTATGAACTCAAGGCGCTGGCCTTGGATGCGAAGCGCGAGATGCAAGCCGGTGGCGTCAGCCAGTGGGCTGACGGCGACATCCTCGACTATCTGCGCGATGACGCAGACGAGGGCGGGCTGCTGCTCGATGCGTTCGGGGACATCCTGACGCGCTCCATCAAGGGGCTGCGTCCGGGGCACAACGTGGCAGTGGTGGCACCGACCGACAAGGGCAAGACCTCGCTCCTCTGTCGGCTTGCAGCGTCTTGGGCGCGGCAACGACGCGAAGCCTTCCTCACCGATGGCCGTCCGATCCTGTATCTCGTCAACGAGGGGCAGGCGGAACGCATCACGACCCGCATGTGGCAGACCTCGCTCAACTGTAGCCGTGAGCAGATGTACGCATGGGGCAACGATGGCTCGATCAACTCCCGGTACGAGAAGGTGATCGGACGGCGTGACGCGATCCGCATGAAGAACATCCACGGCAAGAACGTCTCGCAGGTGGAGCAGATCATCGAGCACCACAACCCATACGTGGTCATAACGGACATGACGGGGCGCATACGCTCTGTCTCGAACAGGGGAGGCGCAGCAAATGACATCGGCCAGCTTGAAGAAGTATGGAACGGGATGCGTGAACTGGCCGCTATCCACAACTTTCTACACGTTGGAACCATCCAAGTCAGCGCCGAGGGATTCGACATGCTCTACCCGCCGCTCAGCGCAATGCAGAACAGTAAGACCGGCATCCAAACCACGCTCGACCTGTGCTTGATGATGGGCGCGCTGACCAACATGCCGAACGTGCGGGGTATTAGCACGCCGAAGAACAAGCTGAGCCGTGCTGGGATGAAGGGCGAGAATCAATTCCAGACCGTGTTCGATCCTCAACTCAACGTATGGGAGATGCCATCAGCATGAGCATACTGACTGCACAGAACAAGGCCGAGTCCTACAAGACCGTGCCGAACGTGGCCGAGAAGGTCACAAGCGCACTGCGCGAGTGGAGCTACTGCACCCGCCGCCAACTGCACAACATCACCGGCATCGAGATCGCTACGCTCTGCGGCGCGCTCAAGCGGCTGGAGAAGCAGGGCAAGGTGAGCACTCCCTTCAGCATCGAGTGCGAGTCCACCGGCAAGATGGTGGCCGTCTATCGTCTCAATCTCGCGGAGCTTGGCGAATGAACATCCCCTACGTCGAACGCAACGAAGCCGTTGTACCTGACATCCACGGCCACTTCAGCGACCACGTGCGCAACGTGCGTGGTAGCGGTATGAGCACGGCAATGCAGCTTCGCCTCATCGCACACGCCATCGCATTCCCCGGCACGAAGTTTCGGATCAGCGACCACTTCACGAGTACCGGCAGGACGCACGGCAACCCGACCTCGTACTACTTCTTCGCCGTCAATCTGAGCCGCATGGTACAGAACCTCGGACTCACCGGCGTCCACGTCAACATCTCCGACCTCACCATCACGAGCGAGCCGCGTGGTGTACAGGAGGTCGTCACCCGTAAGGAGTTCGTCGCACGATGAGCAAGTTGATGAAGGGCAAGACGTTCAAGGACGGCAAGAAGAAGCTGACCTACCCGGCCATCGTGGAGATCAAGCTGGACGAGATTCGCTGCGATGTTCGGCTCGATGCTGACTTGCGGGCACGCTTCCTTAGCTATGCTGAGAAGCCGCTCGCTAACCTCGGCTTCCAGTTCGAGGCCACGTTCGGTCGCTTCATGGGGGACATCGAGCACGACCGTCTCGACTGCGGCGTGTTGGTCAACCGCAGCTTCAACGACACGTACCGCTGGGTGCGCAGCACGAAGGGCGTGCCGGTCGATCTGCTCGGCGCGAAGATCGAGTTCATCCTGTTCGACCTCCCGGCCAACACGATGCCGTTTTCGCAGCGCGTGGGGTTCCTCGACGCGATTGCGAAGGTGGGCCGCGAGCGTTACGGCCTGCCGTTCATCCGCCCGATGCGTGCCACCGTGTACGAGGAGGAGGGCGTATGGTCGATGTTCGGCAAGGCCCGCGAGGAGGGCTACGAAGGGTTGATGGTCAAGACGCTCGATCACAAATACGAAGTCGGCAAGCGCACTGCGGGTTGGCTCAAGGTCAAACCGGAGGACGATGCAGATGGAGTTATCACGGCGATCAACAGGGCTTACTCGCTCGAAGGTGCGCCGCTGGATCGTGCTGGTTCGGTTTCGATTAAATGCGAGGACGGCAGCACGGCAGACGCAGGCGGCATGGACCACGAACTCGGTCGGCTCATGCTCGCAGCCCCGAGCATGTTTATCGGCAAGTGGGCAACATTCACATACATGGAGCGCGACCGGCAAGGCGGCTATCGCCACCCGCGCTTCCAACGTCTCAGGGAGGACAAGGCATGAGTAACTTCGAACACAACGGCAAGGTGTACCAACTGGTGCAGGTTCCCGACTTGGTACACGAAGGCAAGACCGTGTGCCACGGTTGCGCATTCGAGGGGGACACGGACCCCTGTCACTCAGCACCGTCCTGCATCACGTTCGACCACGACGACACGCTCGGCGTGTTCAAGGAAGTCGAATGATCGAGGAATGGATGGTCATAGGCGACCTGCTGTACGGCAAGGTGGATGGCGGGCCGTTCGTCCGCATCATCGCCCTGCCTCCGGGCCTCGCGGCAACATGCAGGCAGGGCACCGTCCTGCCACAAGGCACGCTCGGCAAACCGCTGGGCTTGCTCTACTAAGGAGAGATACATGCGACTGATGTTCATGGACATCGAGACGGAAAACCACGGGTACTTCGGCGCAGTGGCGTCACCTCGACACCCGGACAACTACGTCGTCCTGAACGGATGGGCAATCGACACGAACCCCTACGATGGTGCCATCGAGCACATTCGCAACGACTCCAAGGAGCAAGCTGCGAGCAGACCGTGGGTGACGATCCCTGATGACGTGTGGCTGCTGGTCTGCCACAACGCTCCGTTCGAGATGGACTGGATGCTGCACCAGCAGCGCGAGGAGATCATCAAGTTCCTCAAGCGGGGAGGGCGCGTGTTCTGCACGGCCTACGCCCACTACCTGCTCAGCAACCAGCGGGACACGTATCCGCCGCTCGATGAGATCGCACCGATCTACGGCGGCGAGCACAAGGTGGACGGCATCAAGGCGCTGTGGGAGAAGGGCGTGCTCACGTCTCAGATCGACCCGGCGCTGCTGCTCGAATACCTCATCAGCCCGACGCGCGGCGACATCGCCAACACCCGCAAAATCTTCTACGGCCAATACGCTCAGCTTGTCGAGCGCGGCATGTGGGAGATGGCACTGGAGCGCATGGAAGGCATGGTGTTCAACTGCTTCTGCATGGACGCAGGGCTGATGATCGACCGCGAGACGGCAGAGCGTCAGCGCACCGAGGGTGAGGCCCTACTCGCAACTTTGCGGGAGAGCTTCAAGGGACACCGCGCGAGCTATCCGGCACAGGTGGAGTTCAAGGAGACTTCGGACTTCCACATGAGCGCATGGCTGTTCGGTGGGCCGATCAAGTACCGGCATCGTGTGCCTCGCTTCAATGCGGATGGCAAGCCGGTGATGGTCAAGGTCGATGCGATCAAGTGGCTGCACGATGGGAAGGAGGACTACCTGCCCCTCAACGAGGAGGGCAAGGTCGCGCTCAACGTCAGCGGCACGATCCAGCACTTCGACCCCGAGCTTGCGGCCCATGACTTCGGTCTGGAGTTCGCCCGCTACAAGAGCGGCAAGAACAAAGGACTCATCAAGGTCGAGCGCGTCGATACGACCGAGCAGGCGCAGGTGTGGGAGGACACGCACTTCGTGGCCCCGGCCCTGTGCGACCTCTCGCTGCTGAGCGAAGCGATCCGCGAGGAGTTCCTGAAGGAGAGCACCGGCAAGCGCAAGCTGCTCGATGAGTCGCCGGTCATCTCGACGGGCAAGGACGCGCTGGAGTTCCTGACGAAGCGCAAGGAGTTCCCGGAGTACGTGCAGAAGGTGCTGGCTGACCTCAACACCTTCAACAAGGTGGACAAGGACATGGGCACGTACTATCTGCGGCAGGAGCTTGATGATGATGGCAACGTGGTGAAGCAGAGCGGCATGCTCCAGTACCTCACGCCAATGTCCATCGTGCATCACATGCTCAACTGCACGGCGACCGCGACGACGCGCCTTAGCTCGAACCGCCCGAACTTCCAGAACCTCCCGCGTGGTGACACGAGCGACGTGAAGGCCATGTTCGTCAGCCGCTACAACAAGCCCGAGTGGTTGGCATGGGCGCTGGCTAATGGCCGCATCAAGCAGGACTTCTACGACCGCTGCATGGCCAACATCGCCGCAGGTGTGCTCAACGGGTACATCGTGGAGTTGGACTACAGCGCGCTGGAGGTCGTCACGCTGGCCGCGTTCTCGCAGGACAAGAATCTCATCAAGGCGCTTCTTGAGAACATCGACATGCACTGCATGCGGTTGGCTAAGAAGCTCAACGAACCTTACGACGAGGTGAAGAAGAAGTGCAAGGACGAGACGCATCCCGATCACGCAAGGTACAGCCTGATGCGGACACTCATCAAGCCGCCGAGCTTTGCGTACCAGTATGGAGCGACGGCTATGGGTATCTCATACTCGACTGGCATGCCGCTGGAGGAAGCCGAGGAGTTCATCAAGAACGAGAAGGAACTCTTCCCGGAAGTAGAAGCGTTCTACGACCAGAAGGTGTTTCCGGTGGTCGAGCAATCCAAGGTCATGCACCGCGAGCAACTGGACGACGGAAGCTGGCAAGTGTACGGACGTGGAGTGTGGCAGTCACCCGGAGGAACGTGCTACGAGTTCCGTCAGTACCCCAAGACGATCACGACTTGGGAGGGCGGCAAGAAGCAGCGCATGATGGTCATGCAGTTCAAGCCGACACAGATGCGCAACTATCCGGTGCAGGGCGAGTCGGGGTTCTTCGTGCAGGGCATCACCGGCCAAGTGATGCGCTGGCTGGTCGCGAACGACTTCTTCGAGGGACGGGTCACGGTCATCAACACGGTTCACGACGCGATCTACCTCGACTGCCATCGCGAAGTGCTCGATGTGGTGTGCGCTGGCGTTAAGGCGATCATGGAGTCGCTGCCGGAATACTTCTCCAAGAAGTACGGCTACACCCTCAACGTTCCGTTCCCGGCTGCTGCCGAGTACGGTGTCAACATGAAGGACAAGAAGCACTGGCACGAAGGCGTGCTGGACGAACATAAGGAGGCCGCATGATTACGTTTCTGGTTGGTGAGCGGGTGTACCACGAAGTGTTCAAGGTGTACGGTGAGGTGTTGAACCCCGACTACCGCTCTACAGCTTACCTGGGTGAACCCTCGGTGCTGGTGCGGACCGAGAAGGACCCGAGAATCCAAGTGTGCTGGTACAAGAAAAACATCAAGCTCGCCGCGCTGCAAAATGCAGCCGCGCCGAAGGAGGACTTGCACCAAGCAGGCAAGAAGGACGACAGCGGCAAGGTCCGCATCGACCTCATCCTCAACGACATGCCGCGCGCTCTGCTGGCCGTCGCTGAAGTCGCCACGTTCGGCGCGAAGAAGTACACGGAGGGTGGCTGGCTCACGGTGCCGGAAGGCCCGAAGCGTTACCGCGCTGCACTCCAACGCCACACCCTTGCCGAGAACATCGACGAGGCTGGCTACGATCCCGAAACCAAGCTGCGACATGCGGCGCACACAGCTTGGAATGCTCTCGCTCGACTCGAACTGCTGATTCGAGAGGACGAGCAGAAGTCCTGCGCCTAAGCCCACTCACAACTTTACAGGAGAACTACCACATGACGACGATGACCCAAGCAGAGATCGCAGCACTGGCAGCAGAACTCGCAGAATGCGATGACGACATGAACGAGGTACAGCAGGGCGGTGGCTTCAAGGAGCGCCGTCTGCCGGAGGGCTGGAGCGTGGCCCGCTTCACGAGCTACATCGAGAAGGGCCAGCACATCGAACTGTTCCAAGGCAAGGCCAAAGACCCGGCCCTGATGTTCACGGTCGGCTTCGAACTGTTCAGCCCGCAGTACCTCAACGAGGACGGCACGCCGTACTTCATCGAGTCGTGGGACAAGGCCCGCAGCCGCAACGAGAAGGCTGGCGCGTTCAAGCTGTTCAAGGCCATGAACTACACCGGCCTGTACAAGAACTTCGCACAGATGCTCGGCGGTGTGTTCCTCGTGCAGATCAAGGACCACCTCTCGAAGAACGCGAAGCCGGGTACGGAGCCGCGCTCGGTCATCGGTGAGATTCGTGCGGGCATCGACGTGGTGACGGGTCAGCCGTATGCCTGCCCCGAGCCGACGAAGCTGTTCCTGTTCTCGTGGGCCAAGCCGACGCTCGCGGCGTGGGACTCGTTCTTCATCGAAGGCACGAACGACCAAGGCAAGTCGAAGAACTGGAAGCAGGAGAAGATCGCCGGGGCGACCGACTTCGCAGGCTCGCCGCTGGAAGCGCTGCTCATCGCCAACGGTCGTCCGATCCCGAAGGGCACGCCGCAAAAGACGGGTGCTGCTCCGGCTGGCGCACAGCCCGCTGGTGCCGCTCCCGCAGCCCCGGCAGGGGCAACACCGGGAAACGTCCCGGCAGCGGCACCTGCACCCACCTCGGCCCCCGATACCGCCCCCGCAGCGGCTCCCGCCCCGGCAGTGTCGTCTGCCCCTGCGGTTCCGGCTACGCCGGTCGCTCCGGTCGCTGCTCCCGTTGCGCCGGTCGTTGCGGCTGCTCCGGTTGTTGCCCCGGTCGCTAACGCGGGAAACTGATGTCGGGCCACCTGTGCTCCTCGTGCGGCACAGGGGTCGGCCCGTTCAGCTTCAACTCGTCTGGCCGTGCATGGTGCAACCCCTGCTTCGGAGACGACATCCCGTTTTAGAAGCCCACCCTATGGTGGCACTCTAAGGAGATCGAATGATAATCAACGGAGTCGATGTTGACTCCCTTGGTGATGACTTCGGTCTGCCCTCGAACGGTAAGACGCTCATCATTGACGGCGACGGCCCTGCGTATGTCGCAGCGGCCACCGTCAAGACTGTGCCTACCGGTCTACGTCGCTTCCAATCGCAGATTCTCGAATCCATCTTCCTCGCTGAGTGCGAGCAGGGTGAGGTGTTCCTGACTCACGAGGAAAGCTACAAGGCAGGCCGCTTCACCATCAAGGCTGTCAAGCCGTACCAAGGCAACCGGCAGGGCGGTGCTAAGCCTCCGCTGCTGAGTCAGGTGCGGGAGATCGCAGAGCAGGAAGGGGCGATGAACGAGTTCGACGTTCACATGGAACGTGTGCTCGAAGCGGACGACGCGATGATGATGCTCAGCTACGCGCTGGGCGAAAAGGGCGTCATGCGTTCCGAGGACAAGGACTTGCGTATGACGCCGTGGCCTTACTACGACATCAAGCGAGGTGTGGTCATGCCGAGCGATCCCTTCGGGGAGTTGTGGATCGAGGAGACGCCGAGCGGCGCGAAGAAGCTCGTGGGCCGCAGCCTGAAGTTCTTTTGGGCGCAGATGGTCATGGGCGATACAGCCGACAACATCAAGGGCTTGCTCAAGCTCGACGGCAAGAACGTGGGCCTCACCGGAGCCTACGACCTGCTGCACCCGCTGCGCGACATCGAGGCCGTGTGCAACACGGTGATCGACGCATACCGCGCTATCGACCAGAACCCATTACCGGAAGCGTGGCTGCTGTGGATGCTGCGCCACCCGGCAGACAACGTGTGGAGGTACTTTGGAGAACTCCCATTCTCAACCGCCAATCGCGCCTATCTCGATGAGTGTGTTACCCGAGACTGGTTCACCCATGCGTAAGCTCTCGCGGGCCATGATGCCTGCGTGGAAGCGACGCCAACTTATGATTGCGCAAGGAGGCAACTGTGCTATCTGCGGCAACCCTGTCGATCTTACGATTGACCGCGAAGGCGTGGTCGATCACAACCACGACACCGGCGAGATTCGCGGTGTCCTGCACCGCTCGTGCAACAGCGCCGAGGGCAAGATAGCAAACGCCGCTGGCTCGTGGGGCGCGAAGGACATGAGCTATCCGGCCATCATCGAATACTTGCGCAAGCTGCTGGCCTACTACGACCGACCGGGCTGTGGGCTGATCTATCCGACCCACGTGGACGCGGCGACGGCCAAGCGCAAGGCAATGGACAAACGCAACCTCGCAGCGAAGCAGCGCCGTGCTCAGCAGAAGGCAGCGCGCTCGATGCGTGACCAACGGGAGGCAACATGAGCGCAAAGCTGGCAGCAGTTCGAGACTTCATCCACCGCCTTGCTGACTATGGCGTTATCGCCGTCTGCGTCGGCGGTGCCGCTCGCGACACGTTCCTTGGCCGCGAGCCGAAGGACTTCGATCTCGTGATCCTATCGCAGCACAAGTATGACCCGCTGCTCGAATGGATCAAGGCGTGCAGCGAGTACGGTGTGCGCGAGCTTGGTTCGGATGCCGAATCCTACCAAGCCGACGAACGGGAGTTGGCGCACGTCTACGAGACGGGCGTCACCTACGACACCAGCACCGAGAAGCCGCTGGTCGCGCAGGTTCAGATTCTCGTGTACAGCGATGACGTTACGGGCTGCTGGAAGGGCAACCCGGAAGATGCTGTCGAGGAGCACGATTGCGACCTCAACAAAGCGTGGTTCGAGCAGCGTAACGGCAAGCTCGTGCCGCGTGTGCATTACTCCTTCCCGTCGCCCTACACAGGCAACGTCAACACGTTCCGGTCTGGTACGAGTGCTGATCGCATCAGCTACATCAAGGCCAAGTTCCCGGAGTTCAATCATACCGTTTAACAGGAGGCTTCATGCCGAAACTCACCCCGCGCCCCGGCGCTAAGATTCTGACTCTCGACATCGAGACAGCGCCGATTCTGGCTTATGTGTGGCGCACGTGGAAGGAGAACGTCGGCCTGAATCAGATCAGCTATGACTGGTACATCCTGTCATTCGCTGCCAAGTGGCTCGGCCAGAAGAAGGTCATGTACCACTCGCAGCAGAACGCGAAGAACGTCGAGGACGACAAGGGCCTGCTGCTCAAGCTGCACGCGCTGCTCGATGAAGCGGACATCGTGGTCGCGCACAACGGTCGCCGCTTCGACTGCAAGAAGATCAACGCACGCTTCCTCCAGCACGGCCTCCCGCCGCCGTCGCCGTATGAGATCGTGGACACGCTCGATGTCGCCAAGGCGCACTTCGCCTTCACGTCGAACCGCCTCGCGTATCTGACCGACACGCTCTGCACCGAGAAGAAGCTGGCGCACGCCAAGTTCCCCGGCTTCGAACTGTGGGCGCAGTGCTTGAAGGGCAACCCGGCAGCGTGGAAGGAGATGGAGGTCTACAACAAGCAGGACGTGATCTCGCTCGAAGAACTCTACCTCAAGCTGCGCTCGTGGATGGTCGGCCATCCGAACGTCGCGGCGATCCACGGTGATCTGTCCGAGGAGCAGTGCCCGAAGTGCGGCAGTGCCAACGTCATCCAGAAGGGCTTCCGCTACACAAAGCAAGGCGGCGCGTATCTGCGCTACCAATGCAAGGACTGCGGTGGTTGGTCGCGTGGTCGCTTCGTGCAGCAGTCCCGCTCGCAGCGCCGCAAGATGCTCGTCAACTAAGGAGGACGTATGGACGAAGTGCAAACCGGATACGACGAGGCTGCGGCCTACGCCGAGAAGCAGGAAGTGCTCGTGGCCCTGCGCCGCAAGCTCTTGGCCTGCATGGAAACGGGCAACACCGATCAGGCCCGCACCCTCATGGTTGAACTGAAGGAGTTCGACTTCATGGCTTACAACAGGATGCGAGCGGAGATCGTTCGCGCTTACGGCACCGACATCTAGGAGGTTCAATGACCCAAGACGCGCAACTTCGCTACGAACTGGAGAGCGATGCAGCAGCAGCCGCAGCGCGGCTCCAAGAACTGACGGAGGCAGCGCGCAAGGGTGACGCAGAGGCACCGCGTGCGCAGCGACTCACCGGCGAGATGCACAAGCAGGTGGTCGAGCTACTGCAAGCATCCATCGACACCAAGACGCGAGGGACGGGCGGCAAGTACAAGACGTGGATGCGACGACTCGGGGCTGAGAAGGCCGCGCTCATCGCCATCCGCGAGTGTATCCGCTGCTGCACGAAGATCACGCTGAAGGGTGCGACGGCAGGTGCGAGTGCGCAGATGCTCACTAGCAACATCGGAAAGCTGTACGAGCTTGAGGTTCGGATTCAGGAAGCCGAAGAAGTCAACCCGATGTACATGGAGAAGATTCACGAGCAGGTGAAGGACAACGGCACGAAGGACTACGGCCACCTGCGCCGCCTCTACAACGTGGCATACGACCGCGTGATGAAGGGCGAGCTTGACAGCACGCTCAGCGACAGCGAGGCAGCACAGGTCGGCAAGTTCGGCGTGGACGCCTGCTACGAGGCTGGCCTCATCAAGCTCCTCCCGAGCGCGACGGTGGGCATGGCCCTCTACGTGCTGGACGAGGAGATCGTGGACTATCTGGTGGGCTACGACGCGAGCGACGTGCATCGCATCGTGGACCGTGGGGCAGGGGCCATGATGTGCCCGCCCGAGCCGTGGACGGGGCTGCAAGACGGCGGCTACCTGTCGGCTCGGCGGAAGCAGCAGTTCCCGCTCATGCCGGTCGGCAAGCTGCGCCGCAGCGAGCGCAAGCGCATCCGCGAGATGTTCACCGCCGAGAAGATGCCGCTGGTTTTCGCCTGCGCCAACTACCTCCAGTCGATCCCGTTCGAGATGCACATGCCGACCTTCCGGGCCGTCGAGCGCATCTGGCAGACGGGCGGTGCAGCAATGGGTCTGCCGCGCAAGGAGAAGCCCGTCAAGCCGCCGTTCCCCTTCCCGGATACGTGGGTGAAGGAGGACGCGACCGAGGCCGAGCTAGCCGCTTTCGTGGGCTGGAAACGGCAGGCCACGGCGTACTACACGTCGCTCCGCGAATGGCGCGGCCACGTGATGGAGTTCGGCGGCTTCCTGAAGATGGCCCGCCGCGCCGGGGAGCGCATGTGGTTCCCGGTCATGGCCGACACCCGAGGCCGCTGGTACTACAACGGCACGCCGAACCCGCAGGGCAGCGACATGGCGAAGGCCACGCTGCACTTCGCGGACAAGAAGCCGCTGGGCGTGCGGGGCCTGTTCTGGCTGAAGGTTCACATCGCGAACTCGCTGGGCTTCGACAAGGTTCGGATGCAGCAGCGGGCCGATTACGTTGATGCCCTCTGGCCGCGTCTGGAGGCTGCTCTGGACGCCCCGGAGGACCACGCTGAGCTTTGGGGTACGGACGCGCCGTGGTGCGCCTACGCCGCCGCATGGGAGCTTCGCGAAGCCCTCCGTACTCGCAATCCTGAAACGTATGAGACGGGTCTGCCGGTTCACATGGACGCGACTTGCTCGGGCCTCCAGCACTTCAGCGCGATCCTGCGCGATCCGGTCGGCGGGCAGTACGTCAACCTGTACGACCTCGGCGGCGACGCCAAGCAGGACATCTACCGCAAGACGGCGGATGTCGCCATGACCGCCATCGCAGCGGGCGTGGACTCGCTGGCGAAGTCGATCTGGCTGGAGAAGGGCATCAGCCGCAACGCCGCGAAGAAGCCGGTGATGACCTACGTCTACGGCGCGACCCTGCGCGGCACGGCTGAGTTCCTCGAAGGTGAGGTGCTCGCCGGTCGTGAGGACTCGAAGGAGAAGGGCGAGCGCAACTGCGACATCGCCAACGTGGGCGCTAAGGCCCTGTTCGCCGGGATCGAAGGCACCGTCCCGGCAGCGGCCAATGCCATGCGCTGGCTGAAGGAAGTCTGCCGCACGGTCCCGAAGAACACGCGGATGGAGTGGACAGCGCCTACCGGGTTCAAGGTGCAGCACGACTACCAGAAGATCGAGGAGGTGCGTGTACGCATCAACTCGTGTGGTATCAACCGCATCATGTTCTATGAGCCGCTGGACGAATGCAACCCGTCTCAGATGCAGAACGCGATAGCACCGAACTTCGTGCATGCGCTGGACGCTAGCCATCTCACCTTCACGGCGCTAGCGATGCAGAAGGAAGGCTTCAGCTTCGTAGGCATCCATGACTCCTTCGGTACGCATCCTTGTGATGTAGATACCTTGCACCGACACATCCGTCAGGAGTTCGTCTCGATGTATGAGAAGAACGATGTGCTGATGGACTTCTTGTGGGAGGTAGGTGGAACGGGTGAGGTGCCGAAGCAGGGCAATCTGGACCTTCGCAAAATCCTCGACAGCGAGTTCTTTTTCTGCTGATTCGTTTAGAGGGCCATTACTTGGTATAACCCAAGGAGCGCGAGCGGTGAGGTTCGTTAGGACCGACCACGCGACGCAAGACATGCTCTAAGAGATACTGAAGAATTACTCCAGTGTTTCTTAGAGTGCCACCCATTGGACACTCATTAATCAAGTGTCAGATAGCAGTAGGTGCATGGGTGGTATCCCTGCCTACCATGCGCTGGCATTAGAGTGCCACTCATTGGAGATCATCATGGCGAACAGGTTTCAAGTTCCGGTCAACCCGGACATCGCTCCCGATTACCTCTCGACCCAGCGGGCTGACCCGCATGCAATCACCTTCACCCGCCAGCAACTCTCAGCATTGGAAACGGTGTTTCCCGAGATTACCGGCGCTGAAGGCTTGACGGAAGCACAAGTCCGTCACCGTCTCGGCCAGCGTTCGGTCATCGCGTTCATTCGAGGCAAGACGGTATGAAGGTGACACGTTCCGAGGACTGGACCCCTGAGATGCTGGTTGCCGCCTGCGATGCAATCGCGGCCCACAACCGGCGTAATGAGGGCCATCCGATTTCCTCTCCCCGAGCGGCGGCTATCGTCTGCGACCGGATCATGTCAGGGTTCCTGCGGGCGGCATACATCGACGGCTATCTGGTCGTCTACGATGTCGGCCCGACTTGGAGCACCGAGGACGATCTGTTCTACGAACTGCTGCTCATCCACGTCAACCCCGCCGAGGGCAACTTCGCGGATTACGTCGATGGACTGCGGGAACTCGCCAAGCATCATCGGTGCTACGGCATCGTGACTGGCAACGGTGTGCTCCGCCCCGGCCTGCGCCGCAGGTACGAACGGGCAGGGTTCTCTCTTTTCAACGAATCGTATTATCTGGAGGTGTGACATGGGTATCATCAAGAAGGTCGTCGGCAGTGTCGCCAAGGCTATCGGCCTCGGCCCGAGCGAATCGAGCGGGCAGGTCGGTACGGCCAGCGGCGCGGACACGAAGGTTGTCCAGCAAGCCAACGAAGCACAAGTCAAGGCGCAGGAGGAGGCCAACCGCATTGCGGCTGAGCAGGCCCAGCACCAGCAAGAACTCAACAACATCAACAAGAACTACGCGGCGGACCTCACGAACGAGAATCGCGCGATGGTGGAGACAAGTGGCGCGGCCAACGAATCCGCGACGCTGATGAACGACGATCAGAAGAAGCGCAAGCCCACGGCTGGCCTCGCCTCGACGCTCGGCATCAACGTCTAAGCGGGGTGGGCCATGACTCCAACCTACAAGTCCTTGTTCGAGAAGTACCGCGATGATTCAGTGATCCTGAAGTCGCGGCAGTACGCTCACTGGACGCTCCCGAAGCTCATGGCCGAACTGTCGCATCACGGGTCCGCTGAAGTCATCGAGCGGGACTACCAAGAGATGGGCGCACTGCTCGTCAACAACCTTGCGTCCAAGCTCACGGCGCTGCTGTTCCCCACGAACCGTCCGTTCTTCGGGATCAACGTCAGCCCCGCCCTCGCCAAGCGTGCGAAGGAGAAGGGCGTCGATAACACGACGCTTATGAGCGGGTTGGCCCAACTGGAGATGGAAGCCTCGCAGAGCGTGTTCCTCAACTCCAGCTATCACCAACTCACGCAAGCTGTCGCACACCTGATCGTCACCGGCAACGCTCTGACGTACCGGGATAGCAAGCTCAAGCGCACCACGACATACGGGCTGCAATCGTTCGGCATCCGACGCACCGGCACCGGCCTTCTGGCCGACTGCATTCTGCGCGAGTTCGAATCGTTCGCTGGCCTGTCCCGCGACGTGCAGACCATGCTCGTCACCCGCTTCCCGCACAAGTTCCGCATGGATCGCTACGACATCAACGTCGAGGTCTACACGCGGATCACTCGTGTCGAGAACGATTCGAGCAAGGTCTACTATCGCGTGTCGCAGGAGATCGAGGGCATGCCCATCGGCAAGCCGGGGCAGTACCCCGAGCACCTGTGTCCGTGGCAGGCTCCCGTCTGGTCCCTCGTGGCTGGTGAGCACTACGGTCGCGGCATGATCGAGGACTACGCTGGTGGCTTTGCGTCGCTGAGCGACAAGTCCGAGGCACTGGCCCTGTACGGCATCTCCGCGATGAAGTACGTGAACCTCGTGCAACCGGGCAGCGGGCAGTCGATTGACGATCTGCAAAACGCCGAGACTGGCGATTACGTCCAAGGCACCAACGGCGCTATCGCCGTGCAGGAGGCAGGGGACGGCGCGAAGATCACCGCTATGCGGGCTGAGATCGTGGCCGTGTTCTCGAACCTCGCAAGGGCCTTCATGTACCAAGCGAATGTGCGGGACGCCGAGCGCGTCACGGCATACGAGCTTCGGCAGCAAGCGCAGGAAGCGAACACCGGGCTGGGCGGGCAATACTCCGCGCTGGCCGAGTCGTTCCAAGCTCCGATGGCGCACGTGCTGCTGACGGAAGTGAAGCCCGAACTTCTTGAGGGCATCATCTCCGGCGACATGAACCCGGACATCGTAGCGGGCCTCCCGGCGCTGAGCCGTGGGATCGAGGTGCAGAACCTCTTGCAAGCAGCGCAAGACGCAGCAGCCATCGTGCCGCCGCTCATGCAGCTTGATAACCGCATCGACCCGAAGAAGATCATGGACGTGATCTACGCTGGTCAATCCGTCGATACGACGCAGTTCCATCGCTCGAAGCAGGAGCAGGAAGAAGTTGACAACGCCAAGCGTCAAGCCGACGCCGCGCAGCAACAGCTTGCCACGATGGACAACGCCACCGATACACAGACCGCTCTCGCGGCGGCGAACTCGGGTGGCCTCACTCAATAAGGAGAGATGACAATGGCAGAACAAGTAGCGATCCCGGCAGGGGTCAACCCCGCAGCAGCAATCCCCAGCGACGCAACCGTGCATCAACGGGCAGCAGCACCGGGCGCTCCGGGCGGCGAGGGCGGCATTCCGCCTCTCCCGCCCGCTGCTAGTCAGAAGGAAGGCCACGCACCGAGCGCGCCGGTCACGCCTCCGGGCGCGTCGAACGCTGAGTTCGAAGCGTTCAAGGCATGGCAGGCAGCGCAGCAGGCCAAGAACCAACCGGCAACGCCGACCCCGCCCGCTGCAAAGCCGGAAACCCCGGCAGCGCACGAGGGCTTGGGCGCGCAGGGTGCGATGGATGCAGTCAAGGCCGCTGGCGGTGCTGACCCGTACATCGCCTCGACGTTCTCGATGTTCGAGATGGTCGCGCCGAACGTGGACCTCGCCCGCGCTGTGGGCAACGCCATCGACCGCGCCGACATGTCGCTGGTGGACAAGGCGTACCTCCGCGAAGTCGCAGGCGACAAGGCCGACAAGCTCATCGCTGTGGCCGAAGGTCTGGTGCAGCACGTCAACAAGGCCGTCGAGAATCTGGTGTCCGACATCCACTCGTCGGCAGGCGGCGAAGCTCAGTGGAACGCGAGCACCGCTGCGTTCAACACGAACGCTCCGCAGTACCTCAAGCAGTTCGTTGTCGATCAACTGAACTCGGCAAACCCCGACAAGATCAAGGCTGGCGTCAAAGCAGTGCTCGATTTTGTCAAGCAGTCCGGTGCGGTTCCTATCGCACCCCAAGGTCACGTCCGCGCAGGCGGTGGGACGCCCGACGCTTCGCTCGGCCTGAGCAAGCAGCAGTATCAGGAAGCCCGTCTGAAGTTGAACCGGTTCGACCGGAACTACAACGATCAGGCACGCGAACTCGATGCTCGCCGCGCCCTCGGCAAGAAGCTGGGCATGTAATTTCTCTCAACGTCAAACAGGAGGTGAACTATGGCAGATGTAGATAACAAGGGTCAACTGACCCGCACGTGGTGGGCTGGTACGGATGCGGATGCCGACATCCACATCGAAGCCTACGAAGGCGACATCGAAGGCTCGTTCCGCGCGGAATCGCTGTTCCGTCAGTCGGGCCTCACCAGCTACAAGTCGGTGCAGAACCAGACCAACACGTGGCGCGGCGACCGTATCGGTTCGGCTGTCGTGAAGGGCCGTCGCTCGGGCGAGAAGCTCGACTCGGCGCGCATCGCGAACGAGAAGTTCATCGTCACCGTCGATACGGTTGCGTACATCCGCACGCCGTTCGACTATCAGGACGACTGGACTTCGCCGGACTTCAAGAGCGAGTACAGCGCGGAACACGGCTCGGCTCACGCGATCAGCTTCGATGAAGCGCACGTGATCCAGCTTATCAAGTGCTCGAACTTCGTGCCGCCCGCGTCGCTGGCTGGCTCGTTCCACAACGGCATCAAGTCGGTGATGACCGGCTACGCTGCTCTCGTCGCCACGACCGGCGCTGGCCGTCAGGCTGCGCTCGAACAGGCTGCGGACCTGATCGTGCAGGAACACAAGGACGTGCTCACCGAGTTCGTGAAGCGTCGTCTCGGTGCGGGCCTCGCCCAAACCGTGACGCTCATCGAGCCGGACGCGTTCAACGTGCTGCTCGAACACAAGAAGCTGATGAACGTGGACTTCCAAGGCGCGTCGGCAACGAACGACTACGCTCAGCGCCGCATCGCCGTGCTGAACGGTGTCCGCGTGATCGAGGCCCCGATCTTCCCGACCGCAGGCGTCGCTCACCCGCTGGGTGCTGCGTTCAACGTCTCGGCTGACGAAGCCAAGGCCAAGCTGATCGTGTTCTTCCCGCAGAAGGCGCTGGTCACGGTCGAAGCTCAGCCGATGACGGTCAAGGTGTGGGACGACCACAAGGAGTTCCAGTCGAACCTCGACTCGTACCAGATGTACACGGTCGGCCAACGCCGCCCGGACGCAGTAGGCGTCATCTTCTCCGACTAATCGCTACAGTCGGAGCTTCGCCCCGCGCATCCTTTCGAGGGTGTGCGGGGCTTTTTTTTTGTCTCGGAGGTCACTATGCTACTGCTCACCGCAGTCAACGAAATCCTTCCGAAGCTGGGCGAGCGGCCTGTGACCTCCATCGAGGCCAAGTCGCCTACGCTCTCAATCATTCTGCCGCAGATCGACGCGGAGATCGACCTCGTGCTGCAAACGGGCTGGTGGTTCAACACCTGCTACGGCATCGAGTTGTTCCCCGACAGCGAGCAGGGCTTGGTCGTGCCCGATGATTGCCTCAGCTTCTACCCAGACCGCAGCTATCCCGACATCGTTGCGCGCGACGGGAAGTTCTACGACACGAGCAAGCGCAGCTATCTGTTCACCGACAAGGTACGCGGCACGCTCATCCAACGCGTGGGCTTCGAGCAACTGCCCGAGTCCGCTGCACGCTTCATCCTGTACTCCGCGCTGGTGACGATCTACGCGACCGACATCGGGCTGGAGCAGGTGGTGCAACTCTGGCGGCAGTACGCGCAACAAGCACAGGCGAACATGGAGCAGGAGCATCTGCGCCACCGCCACTATTCAGTCAAGCAGAACCCGCGCTATGCGCGTCTGCGTCGAGCAATGAGGGGGTAAGACATGGCCGCTTTCGAAGGCTCACAGAAGAACATGCTTCAAGGCGTCTCGCAACAGCTTACGCGAGAGCGGCTTGAAGGGCAGGTAAGTGCTCAGGAGAACATGCTGTCCGATCTCGTTACGGGGCTGCGTCGTCGCCCCGGCGCGGAGGTCAAGACCTCGTGGGTCATCAACACTGCTAACCGCAACCAGCTTGTGGGCTGGGATAGCGACGTGGCAGGCGTGCGCTGCCGTGCCGTGCTCAACGGCGTGGACGGTGTGCTGCGCCTTGCCGACCAGAATTGGGGCATCTTCGCCACGCTGCAAAGCAACTATCTGAAGTTCACCGACCGCAAGAACATCCAGTTCACGGTGACGGACGACAAGATGTACATTCTGAACAAGGCGCTCGTGCCCTACGTCGCCTCCACCAATGGCGGCGGAACGCCCAACAACGGCTTCTACTTCATCAAGGCAGGTGCGTTCCAGACCGCCTACCGCGTGACCGTGGCGAACGCCTCCGCAAGCGTGACGGCCCAATACGTGACCCCTGCGGCCACGGCCACTGACGCCGCCGCGCAGTCCACGCCCGCGTACATCGCGCAGCAACTCATCAACAGCCTGAACGCGCAGACGAGCGGCTGGGGCTGGGGCTTCGCCATCGACGGTGCATACGTGTACTGTGCGACCGCTGGTAGCGCGTGCAGCGTGACCTCGAACAACAGCACGTCGCAGATCGGCACGAGCGGCACGTCGCACGTGCAGAGCATCGCGGACCTTCCTGCGCGCCTGCCGGGGAATGGCTACATCATCGCCGTGGGTTCGAGCACCACGCCGACATACTACCGCTGGGATTCGCCTAGCTCGACGTGGAAGGAGACGGCTGCTGCTAACTCGCCCGCCACGCTCGGGAACATGCCAATCTACGTGCAGCTTACGGGCGGCACCACGTGGTCCCTCGGGCAGTCGTATGAGGGTCGCTTGGCAGGGGATGACCTGAGCAACCCAAGCCCTAGCTTCCTTGGGTACGGTATCGACGGCATCGGCAGCTTCCAAGGGCGGCTGGTCCTACTCGCAGGTTCGAAGGTCTGCATGAGCGCGAGCGGCAAGCCGTATCGCTTCTACCGATCGTCGGTGGACTCGGTGCTGTCCAGCGATCCTATCGACGTGGGCGCATCGGCCAACAGTTCGGCCAGCTATGAATTCTGCGTGCCGTTCAACAAGGACTTGCTGCTGTTCAGCGAGAAGTACCAAGCGCTCGTGCCGGGTGGCGGCACTGTCGTCACGCCGCAGAACGCTACGGTCGTTGTGACCTCGACGTATGACGCGGACATGTCCTCGCGGCCACTGGCCCTCGGGCGCACGGTGATGTTCCCTGCGCCGCGCTCGAAGGACTACTTCGGGATGCTGGAGATGTTGCCGTCGCCGTACACCGACTCGCAGTACGTGTCATCGGACGTGACCGCGCACCTGCCTAAGTACATGCAAGGGCGCTGCCGGTTCAGCGTGTCGTCGTCTGTGTCGGGTATCGCGTGCTTCGCGAGCACCATCGACTTCAAGACGCTCATCGTCCACGAGTACACGTGGGACGGTGACACGAAGGCTCAGCAGGCGTGGCACAAGTGGACGTTCCCGTATGACATCGCGGACGCGTTCTTCAGCGGCTCGGAGATTCACCTGCTGTTCGTCAACAACGGGCAGATGTGCGCGTGCTCCGTTGACCCGCGTATCGGCACGCTGACGGCTGCGGGCGACCGCCGTCCGTTCCTCGACATGTACTTCCCGATGACCGTCGCCAACAACGCGGTGTCGATCCCGGCGTTCTATCAGCAGTTCGACCCGACCTTCTACACGAAGGTCCGCATCTCGGACGTGTCGGCGGAACTGTTCGGTGAGGAGGTGGGCGTCGAGACGCGCAGCACGACCTCGCTCGTTACTGTGCCATCCTTTGGAGCGGGAGCGGTGAACCTCGGCATCGGCTATCGGTCGAGCATCTCGCCGTCCATGCCGACTGTGAAGGACGACAAGGGCGTGGTCCTGTCGAGCAACAAGTTGACGCTGCTGCGCTTCATGATCGGCACTGAGAACTCGTATGAGTACGAAGCGCTGGTGCATGACAGCGGCGACGATGGTGCGGACTCCGACGACGAACTCGCTACCCTGTATTGGGGAGCGGCAGACCTCGAACTCGGATCACCGCGTATCGCCATCGAGTCCACGGCAATCCTGCCATGCCGCACGAACGCGGCATCAACAACGGTCCTGCTGTACACCGACTCGCTGGGAGAACTGAACATCGTCTCCCTCGAATACGTGTGCCGCTACAACCAGAAACTCAAGCGGAGGTAAGCATGAATGAAGTGACGCGTAATCAGGAGCTTCACGACGCAGCGTGTGCGCTGCAAGCAGAGATGGAGCACATGCCCCAAGTCGAGTGTCCTGTGCGTCACTTCTTCTCGCCGGGCATCTACCTGCGGGAGATGACCATTCCCTCGGGGACTATCGTGGTGGGCGCGGTGCATAAGCACGAGCACTACGCCATTCTATCGAAGGGCCGCGTGCGGCTCTCCACCGAGACGGGCATTGTCGAGTTGACTGCGCCCGCCATCGTGCATTCGTATCCGGGCATCAAGCGTATCTGCTACGCGATTGACGAGGCGGTTTTCACGACCGCGCATCACAACCCGACGAACACACAGGACCATGAGCAGCTTACCCGCGACCATACGGATGCGACGTATGACACGCTGATGGGCGGTAAGGACAACGTGCAAGCACGTAACAACGCGCTCGCGAACGAGCGGGCGAAGGAGCTACCATGAGTTGGGGATTCGTAGGAGCGGCGGCTGTTGTGGTCGTCGGCTCCATGATCTCGTCCAAGTCACAGAAGGACGCGAACAACAGCGTCGCGAAGAACTCGAACAACTCCAACTATCTGAACTACACGAACGCCGTGAAGCAGACGATGGAGAACAACGAGGCTATTGGCGAAGCCAACACAACGAACATGATCCGAGCGGGCTACAAGGCAGGCATCCTGCAATTGCAGACCGCACGGCTCAAGGAGCAGGCAGCGCAGGAGGGCTACCTCGTCAGCAAGAGCGCGGACGAAGCGCTCGCCAACGTGGAGTCTAACGCAGCGGCCTCGGGCACCGTGGGCAACACGGTCAACACGGTCGCGCAGGATGTCAAGAAGAAGTCCGACGAGGCGCAGATCGCCGTGGACATCAATTGGTATCACACGCTGGAGAACCAGAACGACGAGCTTGCGCAACTCGTGCAGGAGTCGCAAGACGCTCAGCAATCCGTACAACACGTCCCCGACATCTCATCGGTGGGCACGGTTACGGCTGCACCGGTCAACGCGCTGGGTAACGCTGCTGGTGCAGTGCTCAGCATGTACGCATCGAGCAAGATGTCGCTGGGGAACGGCAAGACCACGACGCCAAGCTCGGGCGGGACCAACGGCGGCTACAGCTACGGCTCAGTGCTGAACGGCGTGTCCGGCTCGTACCGTCTCACGAACTAAGGAGGAACTATGGCAGGAGTCATGCGCGATGCGCAAACAGCGAACTTCGGTTCGCAGCAACAAGTGGGTGTCGCGCAGGACCGCACGCAGTTCGTGCGCCCGGACTACAACAAGTACGCCGGGACCGAGGGCCGCGTCTCCACCATCTCAACGGAACACGTGGGCGGCTTGGACGCGCTCATCGGAGCTATCGCACCTGCAATGGAGAAGATGGGCGCGAGCATGCTCAAGACCTCGCAGGAGCAAGCGTACCTCGACGGGCAGGCCGCAGCAGCATCCGGCAAGGCGCAAGAGGAGGTGCAGTCCAACATCTTCACGCGCGATTGGGCCACGGCTGGCTGGGCCGATACGAAGGCCCGCCTCAACCTCGCGGACGCGGAAGCACAGACCGCTGTGGACATGAAGAAGCTGCGCGAGCAAAGTCCGGAGGAGTTCAAGTCGTACCTCAACGAGCGGCGCGAGAAGCTGATGGCCTCCATGCCGGGTATGAGCATCGAGGCACGCAAGGGCATGATGGCCTCGATGCTGGCAAGCGATCAGTCCGCTATCGCGAAGCACATGGGCGAGTATTCGAAGTTCGTCGTGGAGCAGCAGTCGAACGCCGTCACGACCAGTTTCTCGGTCGCGAACGACGCGCTGAACGCAGCGAAGGGCGACCCCATCGCATACGAGACGGCCAGCAACAACCTCATGGTCAACCTGTTCAGCAATGTGCTCAACAACCCGAACCTGCCGACCGCCACGAAGCAAAAGCTCACGCTGCAAGCAGTGCAGCTTGCGCTCGCCAACAACAATGAGACGGTCTACGAGAAGATGCGTGACACGAAGGGTCCGGGCGGTGTGACGATGCTCGACGTGTTGCCGTTCGAGGATCAGGTGTCACTTGCCAAGGCGTACCAAACGTCGAAGAAGGACACGGCCACGATGCGCAACTCGAACTACAACACGCAGCTTGGGCTGTATGAATCGAAGCTCGACAACCCGCTCGCTGAGCCGGTGTCGTGGGACGAGCACCAAGCGTTCGTGCAGCAGGGCATCCAACTCGGCGTGATCTCTGGCGACAAGCAAGCCACGCTCGCTAAGCAGTGGGCCGATGGCAACGCGAAGAAGCAGGCCAACGCCTCGCTCGCGTCCGCATACGCCGCTGGAGACATCGGCGCTATGTTCTCGCTCGGCAAGTCCGAGGAGGACGGTGCGAAGGCATGGGTGGCCGCACAGTCGCGCAAGGGCATCGAACCGGCGCAGGCAGTCACAGCGCTCGCGCAGATCGGCCTCACGACCGGGCAGGACTCGTCGTTCAAGATGGTCGGCAAGCTCATGTCGTCGTCGGTGTCGCTCATCGGCCTCTCGACCGAGATGCAGCCGTCGCAGCTTGAGGGCGTCAACGCCGTGCTCGGTGTGATCGAGCAGGCCGAGAAGAAGGGCAACCTGTCGGCCCGCACCGCGTTCCTGTCGAGCTTCGATGACGACACGCAGGCCCGCCTCCTGACGTATTGGGATGGGCTGAAGCAGGGCAAGGCACCGGCTGTCGCGCAGGCTGAGGCCGCTACGCGCGCCACGGACAACGCCAACCTGTCGAAGCAAGACAAGGCCGCGCTGGGCGCGCAGCAGTCGAAGGAGAACGCCGAGCTTGTCGCGAGCATCGAGCCGAAGGGCCTGTTCGCGCAGTTTTGGGAGAAGGCCGTCCCTGATCTGTTCCGCTCGAACGACAACATCAACCGCGACAAGATTCGCGCGGACAAGTCGTGGTGGGAGAACCCGGAACGGGTCGAGGCATCGCAGGCGCGGGGCAAGGTGGCGTTGCTGGAGGAGCTTGGTGACATCAGCCGCACCCATCCCTATATGACCGCTGAGACGCGCCAGAGCCTCGCGCTGAGCCGTGTGGCCGCGCGCACTGTCGTCACCGATGGCGGGCCACTCGTGATCCCCAAGGGGCAGAGCATCCAGTCGTTCTTCGGCGTGGATCAGTCCGTCAGTGGCGACATCGTATCGAGCGCACTCAACTCGATGCACACCCCCGGCAAGGGCAACCGCACCGTCTACACCGTGACCGGCACCGGCCAGATGCAGTGGCAGGAGTACGGCCCCAAGGGTGAGCTTATGAACGGCGGCGGTACGTTCGATCCGAAGTCCATCGCGAGCGCAGTGCGCGCGGAGCAGGACAAGCAGACCGACGAGTATGCCAAGACGGACGGCGCAGGTGTCGTGCGCAAGGGGCAGGACGGGTCGCAGGTGCGCTTCAATGGCAACAACACGGTCGGCATCGGCACGCGGGTCGCGTTGCAGATTCGCGATGACCTGTTCCGCATGGAGAACGTGCGCGGCACCCCTTACGATGACGCCAGCGGTAAGGTGGTCAACGGGAAGCGGGTGCAGACGGTCGGCGTCGGCGTGAGCACCACGAGCGACTTCTACCCGAAGGTCGGAGAGGACGGCAAGGTGCCGCAGTCGGAGATCGACCGCAGCTTCATGCTGGCATCCAACCGCGCCATGAAGCAGGCCAACGAAGCGCAGCAGAAGTTGGACCCGAAGCAACAAGGGCAGGCCGCTATGCGTCTGTTCACGCAGCTTGCGTATCAGGGAGGCAACGTGCCAAACGATCTCATCAAGGCGATGGCCCACGGTGAGCGTGCGAACGCACTGTCGCTGCTGAAGTCGTCGCCGCAGTACAAGATGGCGCACGACGACCGCAAGCAGTTCTACGAACAAATGTTCAACGGCATCATGCCAACCAACTAAGGAGGAAGTATGCAACCCATCGTTAATGTCGATCCGCGTATCTACGGCGGCGAAGCACCCAGCACCACGGATGTTCCCGTTATGGACCCGGAACGTCTTAACGGTGGGGCTGCTCAGCAGCCTTACGTCGAACCCGCACGAGTCTCGCAAGAGGGCATTGGTGCCGGTTCGTCGGCAGTCGCAGAAGGCCAAGCGGCCATCCAAGCAGCAAACCGCGAGCGCGCGTCCATCGGTGACTCCGCTCTCGCATCCGTCAAGTCGTGGACTACGACGCGTGTGTGGGACTACTTCAATCAGCCGGACTTCGCCTACGATGGCGAGTTCGACCCGAAGCCCTACATCAACCACGCGCCCGTCTCGCTGTCGGCAGACGAGCACAAGTTCCTCGCGCAGAGCACGAGCGAGGAGATGTATAACTACCGCCTCGACAACCTGCTCGACCAGCGTAAGCTGTACGAACAGATGGGCGATCATCCGGTCATCTCGGGCATCGTCGGCATGGCCGACCCGGTGTACCTCGCTATCGACCTCGCCTCGATGGGCACTGCAACGGCCCTCACTGGCGGCGCAGCAGCGGCACGCGGTGCGGCTCGTGCTCTCTCGGGCGCAGGCTCGTTCGCGGGCGCATACGCTGCCGGTAAGATCGCGCAGCAAGTCGCCCCGATGGACGACAAGCACATCCTCATCGGCGCGCTGATTCAAGGCGCAGCGTCGGCCACGCTTTACCGTGCGGCCACGAAGCGATTCGAGAGGGTGGACCCGACCTACCCGAGCGACGAGTTGACGGCAGTCATCAATCGCGCTGGCGGCAACGAGGTAGGCATCGAGGCACGCATCGCAGCAGAGGACGCGGACGTAGCTTATAGCCGTGCTAACGATCTGAACTCGAAGGACTTCGTAGGTCCGCGCCGGGACGTGGATGCCCGCATTCACACTGACTCGATCACGGACCCTAAGACGGGGCAGAGTACTGTACAGGCGTTCGAGGACATCGACCCGGTAGCAACGCGCTACGTCTCGGGCGACGCCCCGCCGAACCTCGCGCAGCGTGGTATCAGCGATCTCGAACCGCGCAGCGATGCGTACACCGTGCTCGGCAAGTTCGAGAACGATAAGGACTTCGGACCGCTCATTCGCCAGATTCGGCAAGAGCACGGCCAAGCCCTGTCCACCATCGGTGCGTATGTCGGCAAGGTCAAGCGCGCAGCGTACTACCACGGCGACCACGCGTTCTACATGGACCGTGGCGATTCGGCGTTCGTAGCGCTGCACGAAGCGATGCACGGCATGACCGCAGCTAAGATTGAGTACGGCCTTGCGAATCCGGGCACGGCTCACGGTCGTCTCGTTGCGGAACTCGATGCGATCCGCCAGCAAGTCAAGACGTACCTGCGGCAGAACCCGCAGGAGAAGAACTACCTGAACGGCTACTTCACGAAGAACATGCACGAGTTCGCGGCTGGCCTCTATAGCCACAACTACGGCGACTTCACGAAGCTGCTGGCGAAGCTCCCGGCACAAGGCTCGCGCAACGCGCTGACGAAGGTGGTGGACGTGGTGCGTAAGCTCATGGGCATCAAGCCCGGTCAACAGAGCGCGCTCACCAAGGCCCTCGGGATCACTGACGATCTTATGAAGCAGAAGCTCGACATCGTTGCGAAGAACACCGGCGATACGCTGGCGCATCTCGCACCGGAGGGCACGCCCGCGCAGGTGGGCCAGCAGGTCGGCGGCTGGTGGGAGCGCATGTGGAACCGCGAGAACAAGGCCGAGGGTGCGGCTCGTGGCATGGAGTGGTCGTTGCACAAGACCCTGCGTGGCAAGGGCACAGAGGGTCAGCGTGTGGCCGATACGCTCGTGGACGATCCGATCAACATGACCGGCGACTCCGCAGTGTCGCAGAAGCAAGCGATCCGCAACGACCTCGCAACGAAGCAGTACGCGTTCGAGGACGCGCTGAAGGCGGAGCTTGCCAAGCAGGGCTTCGGTCTGCGTCAGCGCATTTTCAACAGCGGCGACGCTATCGCTGCGCAGGCCAACATCGAGCGCAAGGTGTACGAGGAGCTTATGCGCCGCGAGAACGCCGTGCGCCGTGGTCAGAGCGTCGTGAGCACTGAAGTCGATCCGACCATCAGCAAGCTCGCGGACCTGCACGACGCAGCGACGAAGCAAGCGCTCGATGAGATGAAGGCCGCAGGAGTGCGCGGTGCCGACACCATCGAGGGTGGGGCAGGCTACGCGACCCGCAAGTGGTCCGTAACGAAGCTGGAGGAGATGGAGCAGGCGTACCTCGCAGCAGGTGCGACCGAGCGGCAAGCTCGCAAGGCAGTACGCACGCTCATCGCGGACGGCATCATGCGGACCAACGCAACGATGCCCCGCGATCTCGCTGAGGACTTCGCACAGGCCATTACGGAGCGGACCCGCAACAAGGGCTACTTCGAGGACACGGCCCCGATGGGTACGATGGGCGACGATGGCGCGCAAGGCATCCGCGCGCTGCTCGACGGCTCGGGCATCACGCCTGAACGCATGAAGCGTATCGAGGACTTCCTGACCGCCCGCAAGGACGACGCAGGGATGATGTCGAACCTGAAGCACCGCATCTCGATGGACACCACGGCGACCGTCACGCTGCCGGGTGGTGAGACGCGCAGCATCATCGACCTGTTGGATACCGGCGTCACGCGGAACCTCGACGGGTATCTCGATGACGCGGCAGGGCAGGCTGCACTCGCACGCAAGGGGCTGACCGACTCATCGGCCATCACCAAGCTGCGCGGCGAGTACCTGCACGGCATCGCCTCGGAAGCAGACCGCAAGGTCGCGGCCAAGCTGTTCGATGACACCATCAAGGCCATCAAGGGCCAGCCGGTGGGTGAGGAGTTGAACCAAGGCATGCGCCGTCTGCAAGCCATCACGACCTCTGTTGGCCTCGCCAACTCGGGCCTGTGGCAGACGATGGAGTACGCCAACATCGCGGCCAAGTACGGCCTCGTCAAGACGGCAGGGTATGTGCTGAAGTCGATGCCGCTCGTGCGCGACCTGATCGGTGAGCTTGGGCACAACGGCAATGCACGCAGCCTCGTGGACGTGCTCGCGCACAACTCCTCGCAGGACATGCGTATCCGCCCGTTCGTGCAGAAGCTCGAAGATAACTTCGTGATCCCGGTCGATGATCGGCTGACGCTGGGCCTTCAACAAGCCAAGCAACTCGTGCCGTACCTCAACGCGATGAAGTTCGTCCACCATCACCAAGCGACCGTCACGGCCAACCTCATCTCGGACTCTCTGCGCCGCGCAGTCAACGGCGATAAGGGTGCGATCAAGATGCTGGAGAAGTACGGCTTAGAGGGCCATACCTTGGACTCCATCCGTGGCGATTTGAACACGCATGGACTTGCCGTGGATAGCTGGTCGGAGGGTACGTGGGCGGCTGTACGCGGCCCGCTGTCGAAGATGATGGACGATGCAGTGCTGCGCAACCGGACGGGTGAGATTCCCGCCTTCGCTCAGTTCTCGACGCTCGGTAAGTTCATCTTCACCTTCCGGTCATTTGTACTCGGCGCGCATAACAAGGTGCTGGCAGGTACGTTGGGTCGTCATGGCTTCTCGGGCCTCGGGCTGCTGATGATGTATCAGTTCCCGCTTGCTATGGCCTCATCCTACGCGGTGAGCGTGCAGCGTGGTAAGCCTGAAACCGACATCGGCAAGCTGGCGTCTACCGCCATCGCGCAGCAGTCGGCTATGGGCTTGTTCTCGGAACTGTGGGGCGTTGTCTCCGGTGACAAGAATCAATTTGGTTCATCTGGCCTTATGGCTATCGACCGTCTGTACAAGACGGGTTCTCAAGTTGCGCAGGGCAAGGTGGGCGGTGCGGCTTCTAGCCTCGCGCAGTCCGTACCGCTCCTCGCCATCATGCCGGGTGTGAAAGCACTGGCTGAACAACTCAAGTAAAGGAGGCATCATGGCCTACAGTACGCAGCGTGCCGTCAGTGACGGCACGATGACGTACCTCGACCTCTCCATCAGCTATCAGGCGCGGGCAGACATTAAGGTGTTCTTCAATGATCTGCCTGCGCCCGCTGGCACGTGGGCGTGGGTGGGTACGACCGATAAGCGAATCAGTTTCACGCCTGCTGTTCCTAACGGGACGGAGGTGCTGGTGCAGCGTACTACGCGCATCGACCGCATCATCAACGTGTTCGCACGCGGTGCGAAGTTTAACAACAGCACGATGGACGAGAACTTCTTGCAGGTGCTCTACCTGACACAAGAAGCCGTCGAGGGCAGCGCCCTGTCCGACATCTATAACGATGTGGACTTCCACGGCTACAAGATCAAGAACCTCGGCCTCGCCGTCGAGGACAAGGACGCTATCACGTTCGGCCAAGTCAAGACGATGAACCAGTCCGCGTATCAGGCAATGCTCGATGCGCAGGCTGCGCGCGACATTGCGAATGCATCGCGGGACAAGGCTAAGCAGTGGGCCACGCAGTTGACTACGCCCGTCGAAGGTACGGACCTGTCCTCGAAGCAATACGCGCTGAACGCAGGCGTCTCCGCAGCAGCGGCCCTCGGGTCGCAGAACGCGGCAGCGCTGAGCGAGTCGCACGCCAGCGATAGCGAGGACGCAGCGGCAGCTTCGGCAGCGGCAGCAGCACAGAGCGCGCAGAACGCGCACGATGCAGCCCTGCCCGCCGACACGCTGGTCGCTGATGTGGCAGACGCGAAGGCCAAGGCCAACGCAGCTACGGCCGCTGTAGCGACTGCGGTGCAGAAGGCTGGTGACACGATGAGCGGTGAACTGAAGTCCACGAACACTAATCAGTGGCGCATCAAGGCAGGCAGCTACGGCGTGTTCTGGCGGTTCGATGGCTCGAACCACTATCTGATGTCAACGGCTGCAAACGACCAAGATGGCACGTACAGCGCACGGCGTCCGTTCGTCTACAACCCGAGCACCGGCAACGTCACGCTGACGGATAGTGCGGGCGGCGGGCAGACGACTATCGGCGGAGGTACGGCTACACTGCTCAGCAGCAACACGCTGTCTCAGTTCATCTTCAACGCCAACGGCTTCCGCCCAATGCTCCGCTCGAACTCGGGCGCAGCGGCGATGGAGTTCATCAACAGTCCGAACACTGCTGCTAACTTCACTGTGTATGAGACGGGTACGGTCGTCGCTCGCGCCGAGGTGCAAGCAAGCGGCTCGCGCCACGCGGTGGATGGCAACATCTACGGCACGGTGTGGGGTGGTTGGTTGTCGAACTGGCTCAACACCATGCTCGCCGGTAAGCAGAACGTGCGCAACAGCGGGTGGGCTAACGGCGGCTACGTGGTCACGAACTCCAGTAACAGCATGCAAATCTGGTGGGACGGCAACCCGCAAATGTCGGTGGACTCGTCGTATCAGGGCGTGCTCATGCACACCGGGAACTTCTCGAATTGGGCCGCGCAAGCTGGTGCTAACTGCCAGTGGAACTCAGGTGCTTCGGAGTACGGCCCTATCGGTAACGGTACGGTGGATGTCGGTGCGCCTCAAGTCGTGATCGGCGCGCGTACCTGCGGTGGCTCGTCCACTGCGAACTGTATCTGGTTGCGCTCCGTCTGGATTCGCAACCGTTAATCATAAGGAGATGACAATGGACTACATGGCGAACAATGACCTCATGGCGCTGCTGATGCACAAGTACCCGGACCTCAAGCCCGGTACGCACTACGTGCTCGTGTGCGCCATCCCGAACGAGGGATTCTCGCTTCAGGAACACGCGCGCATTCACCTGTGGAACAACGACTACCCACAGCCGTCGCAGGAAGAACTCGTCGCGTATTGGGTCGCCAATCAGTCCGAGATTCTGCTGGTAGCGCTCGCTGACGAAACACGCGGCGAGCGCAACCGGCGATTGACGGTAGCGGACCAACTCGTGGAGAAGGCCATCGACAAGAATGACCCGGTGGCCGAGCGCGCTGCGCGCGACTATCGGCAGGCCCTTCGTGATCTTACCAACCAACCGGGCTTCCCGGAGACGGTGGTGTGGCCGGAGATTCCGGCATGACCGACATCGAGAAGATCAACGCGGTGCTCCGCGAGCACCACGATCAGCAGCCGGACACATACGGCATGGTCCCGCACGCGATGCTCGTCGGCGGGAAGATCGTCATGGTCGGCACGTGGTACTCCCCGGAGGACGTGCTGACGATGTACAACATGGAACCCACGCGCTACGGCGCAGAGGAGGTAGAAGATGAGCGGAGCAGCATCGACAGCCTCGCTCCACGAACTGCACCGGAAGCTAGCTGAACAGTTAGGTAAGACGCTGGATCGCGACATCGAGGACGAGATGCCCACTGATGCCGCGACCCTCAGCGTTATCAGCAACTTCCTGAAGAACAACAGCATCACGTGCGATCCGGCAGACAAGGACACCACGAGTGCGTTGCAGGAGAAGTTCAAGGAGCAGGCCCGCATGCGCGATGAGCGCAAGAACAAGGCACTGGAACTCGTCCGCAAGACGGGAACGGAGGAATAGTTAGGAGGTCTTACTAATGGACATTGAAACTCGGTTCAAGCACGCCATCATCATGGCTGAACACTACGCGGACTTCAGGACGTTCGCAGCGGACGGCATGGTGTATCTCGGCTTCAGCTTGACCGAGATTCAGGACGACATTGCAGAGTTCATGCAATCGGGTCCGCGTCTCCGCATGGTAATGGCCCAACGCGGCGAGGCCAAGTCAACCTTGGCCGCGCTCTATGCGGTGTGGCGACTGATGCAGAAGCCTAGCACTCGGGTACTGATTGTCTCGGGCGGCGAAACTCAGGCGTCGGAAGTTGCAACGCTCGTGGTGCGGTTGATTACCACTTGGGAGATTTTTGAGTACCTGCGACCGGATCGCAGCGCTGGGGATCGCACGTCCATCACGGACGGCTTCGATGTCCACTACGCGCTGCGTGGTGTGATCGACAAGTCGCCCTCGGTGGCATGCGTAGGTATCACGGCACAGCTTCAGGGTAAGCGTGCCGACCTGCTCATCCCTGATGACATCGAGACGACGAAGAACGGCCTTACGGCCACGCAACGTGCTCACTTGCTCCAACTTAGTAAGGAGTTCTCATCAATCTGTACTGAAGGTCACATCCTCTATCTCGGTACGCCGCAGACGAAGGACTCGATCTACAACACGCTTCCGGGCCGTGGGTTCACGGTTCGTATATGGCCGGGGCGCTACCCGACCGATGAGGAAGCAGAGAAGTACGGCGAACGCCTCGCCCCGACCATTGCCCGCCGCGCCATGCTGAACCCAGCACTGCGCACTGGCGGTGGTATCGACGGCAAGCGCGGCGCACCCACTGACCCGGAACGTTACAACGAAGCGGCGCTGGTGGAGAAGGAACTGGACCAAGGGCCTGAAGGCTTCCAGTTGCAATACATGCTGGACACGTCATTGTCCGATGCAGCACGTCAGCAGTTGAGGCTGAGCGACTTGATCGTCGCGAACTTCAATTGGGAATCGGTGCCCGAGGTGATCCCTTACCGCGCCGACCCTTCCCTGCTCGTGCCGCTCCCGGCGACGTTCCCTGTACCGCAGACGCGCATGTACTATGCCGCGAATGCGCAGACTACCTACCGCAAGCTCAACGATCTGATGATGTATGTCGATCCGGCTGGCGGTGGTGCAGACGAGATGGGCTTCGCTATCAGCGGCTCGCTCGGCCCATACATCCACCTGTTACGCATGGGTGGTATGAAGGGCGGCTTCAAGGAGGACAACATCAAGACCATCCTGAGCCTTCTGCTGGAGTATCAGATCAAGTATGTGCGGGCCGAGTCCAACATGGGCCACGGCCTCTTTGAGATCAACCTTCTTGGTGAGCTTACCAAAGCTGCCGCTGATTGGAATGGCAAGCCGGAACCCTTCTTTAAGGAAGTAGCCGTCGAGGGCGAATACAGCACCGGCCAGAAGGAGCGACGCATCATCGACTCGATGGTGTCCTCCATGCAGCGCCATCGCGTTGTCATCCATCAGGAAGTGTTCAAGGACGACGAGGAGTACGGGAAGCAACACGCTATCGACAAGCGCAACCTGTACTCCCTGTGGGCACAGTTCAGCAACATCACAACCGACCGCAACTCACTCGCACACGACGACCGCATCGAAGCTGTCGCTGGCGCTATCCGCTACCACAAGACCAGACTGGTCGAGGATGAGGAGGAGTCAGCACGCCGCCGCGCGGAGGAGGATGCTAAGGAGTACATGAAGAACCCTATGGGGTACGACGAAGCGCCCCAGCGTAAGGGAGGCGGTGCGCGTGCTCTCGTGGCAAAACGGAGGGCACGCAAATGAGTGTCAAGGAAACAGTAGTGCAAGAAACAATCAAGGCCCTGCCCAGCGGCACGACGCTCACGCTCACCCTGTTCGGTTATCCGATTTCACAGTGGGCCGCTGTACTGTCGTGCGTCGTGCTGCTGACGCAGTTCGTGTTCATGGTCATCAACCAAGTACGGAGGGCCGATGGGAACAAAGCTCAACGCGATTAAAAGCGGCGCTATCGCCCTCACCCTCTCGGGCTTGGGACTGACCGGCGCATTCCAGTTGGTCGATACGTTCGAGGGCAACAAGACCTCGACGTACCTCGACCCGCTGGGTATCCCGACTGTCTGCCGAGGGACCACGACCGGTCCCCTCGTCGGGCGCAAGAACGTCACGGCGCAGGAGTGTGACGAGCAGACTATCAAGGACATCCAAGTTGCTGCGGCGACCGTGCGCTCGTGCGTGAAGGTTCCGCTGACGCTTGGTGAGTACAGCGCGTGGACGAGCTTCGCCTACAACGTGGGGCCGGGTCGCAAGGGTGTGAAGGACGGGATGTGCGTGCTGAAGTCCGGCGCGGTGCCCTCCCACCTGCGGCTGCTCAACGCGGGTGACTCACGCGGCGCGTGCAAGAAGCTGTTCGACTGGACGATGCCGGGAACATCCGTGCATCGCGGGCTGCTCGCGCGCCGCACGGCGGAGTACTCGATGTGCGTGCGCGACCTCGCGCTCAAGGAGGACTGACATGCTCAAGACAATTTGGGCTGAGGCCAAGGTGTACCTCATCGCCTTCGGGCTGTTCCTGTGTGTCGCGCTCGGCGCGGGCGTCACATGGATGGCCTCGAAGTCGCGGATCGCGGCGCTGGAGGATGCGCTCGCAACATCGCAGGTGCAGGTGGAAGCTCTCACGCTCGCAGGCAAAGCGCGGGATGCTGCGGACAAGCTCCGTGACTCCCAGCGCACTGTCGTTCAACAGCAAGCTAAGGAGGACCGCAATGCACTCGAACAAGCCGCTGCGCGTCATCAGGATTGGGCTAACCAGCCTGTGCCTGACGATGTTGCTAGCGTCCTGCGCAACGCAGTACAAGCCCGCCCCGCCAGCGCTCCCTAACCCGGCGCTGTACGAGCAGGACATCGTGATCCCAGCACCGCCCTCGCCTCTTACCAACAAGACGCTGAGCACGTGGGCGCTGGACCTCATCGAGCAGATCAAGCTCGCCAACGCCGACCGCGCATCGCTGCGCGTGTGGGCCGACACCATCAAAGGAGAATGAACATGGCAATCGCAAATCAGACGACCGCCGAAGTGTACGCCCTCTCGGGCAAGCTGGAGAACACGCTCAAGGCCGTGCTCGCGTACCGCAGCGACTCGCGCAACCCGGCTATGGCCTCGGGCGTCGATACGCAACTCGCGGCGCTCAAGACGGTGGTTGACGCTGCCGTGGCCGACGCAACCCCGACGCCTGACGCGTAATGCGGGCCTCCCTGCCCCTCCTGCCGTATGGCCGAGTCCTTACCCTGACAGACTCTCGCCGGACGTTCCAGCGCCTCGCTGACGCGTCCTGCGAGGGCTGCGACGGGATGGCCGCGTCAACGGCGGATGGGTGGGTGCTCGGCTGGTTCGACGGCAACCCGGCGACGCTCGTGCACGAGTGCGTGCATGTCGCCCTGTGGCTGCTCGCGGATGTCGGGATCGACCCGCAGGCCGAGCGCGGAGAACCGATGGCATACCTCGTGGACTCGATGTTCACGCGGTGCCTCGCGGCTGGTCAGAATCGTGCAGGACGGCCTCGCAAGGGCTGACCTGACCCAACACATGTCGGCGCTCTGGCAACCTGCTGGCGGGCCGCTTATCGAGAACTGGAGGCATCATGGCCCAAGGCCCAACGGTAGAAAATCTGCACAAGCTCAGGGAAGCGTGCCTGCGCGAAGTTGTCGCGCTCGAACGCTACCTGCTCTCCACCCCGCCCTCGGGCAAGCTGCTCGATGAGGCCACAGGCATCGCTGCCTCGGGCTTCAACAAGCGGCTGCTGCTTCAGGAGCTTATCGACACGGCATTGAACATCGGCACCATCGCCGCGCCCGCTGCCGCGCCTGTGGACTTCAAGACGGCTGCGCTCGACTCGCGCAAGTGGACGTGGGGCTTCAACGGACACATCACGTGGGCCGCGCCCTACGCCAAGGCTACGTGGGCGTATCAGGTGCTCAAGCTGCTCGAACTCGGCGCAACGCAATACCGCAACGCATACGCATGGACGGAGGACGCCAGCGGCGCGATCACCGGCTCGGACGCGAACACGTTCAAGGATTTCATCGACAACTACGCGACGCCTGCGGGCATCCTCGTCCACCCGGTGCTCATGGCGACGTACAGCCACGCATCGCTGACGACCGAGGCCAAGGCATACACCTTCGGCTACAACCGGGGCGTGGAGGCTGCTACGGCGCTGAAGGGCCGCGTCGTGCGCTACGAGCTTGGTAACGAGCTTGAGGTGTGGGGTCTGCTCTCGAATCAGGGAGCGTGGTGGCAGGACTACGACAACACGAAGTTCACGATCCAGCGCGGGATGATCTGCGGCATGGCCGATGGCATCCGGGCGACCGATCCTACGGCGCGCATCATGTCACCGGGTGGGACGTGGATGCACACTGCGTTTTACGACAACCTGTTCATGGGCCGCAGCCCGGACGGTTCGACGGGGCATCAGGTGTTGGTGGTCGATGAGATTTCGTGGCACCACTACCTCGATCAGTGGGCACCGAACGACAACCCCGAGCTTATGAGCGATCAGGGCAACTTCAACCTGTTCGGACATCTGGCATCGTGGGGTAAGCCTATCCACATCACCGAGTGCGGTGTGCGGGCTAGCAAGTACGGGAATGATGAGACGGCCATTGCAGCCGCCATCGTTGGACAGTACGCGCTCTCTACGTATTGGAATGTGCGCAAGACCTACGGCATCGTGGGTGCTATGCCCTACCAGCTTATCGACGCAGCGCCTAATGGTGCTCCTGCCGACGAGCTAGCGTTCGGCGCACTCGCCAGCGACACCACGACGCGCAAGCTCCGCTTCAACGCGTACCGCGACTTCATCAAGTCGCATCAACTCATCTAACAGCGTCTAACAGACAAGGAGGTTCACATGGCAGTCAACGCAACATCCGCCGCTCAACGGCTGGCCGCAGCGAACGCACTCGCGAAGGCTGAAGCTCTCCTGCGCCGCAGCGTGCAAGAGAAGCCGGTCAATTACGATGCCGACATCGACACCGCGATCAACACCGCTATCAACTCCCTGCAACTCATCCAGAGTGCAGCGTAACAGGCCGTCTGCATCGTAGGTCATAGTGCTACCCTCCTCTAGTCCTTAGCGGCTAGCGGGAGGTTCCCTGTGATCTCTAGGCGTAGAGGCCAGCGAGTTGTACTAGCAGCTTGATTTCGACAAATTTTTGCGAGGGCCTCTCCGACCCCAAGGCGCTCGCATTCCCCCGTGGGTACCCTCCTCGCTCTAGCCCGGACTCGCGCTGGAAATAACGAGGGTGCCCGTCTGCTGCGTCAGCGCTCAGCATGTAGACATGGTATCACACTAGCGCACAGTGTCAAGCGTTATCTGCACCATGGTGATAACGAGCTTTATGTCAAGTGGTAGCAGCGTAGCGCCTAGCATGGATTGCGAGCTAGATCAATGGGTTACGTGCGTTAGCAGCGCAGAGCACTGTCGCACCCTTGGTATGGCACAGAGTATCAGTGCGGTTCGCTATCGCTCACACGCACGGCAGCGCTATC